TGACGGTCAGTCTACGCCGTCAGCTAACTTGCCAATGAACGCTAAGAAACTCACAGGTCTTGCCGCTGGCACGTCTGCTGGGGACAGTGTGCGTTATGAGCAAGTAGTGCTTACTGGCGGCGCATTAGGAACGCCTACAAGCGGTACTTTAACTAGCTGCACAGGTTTGCCTTTAACAACTGGCGTTACGGGAACGTTGCCTGTAGCTAATGGTGGGACAGGCGTTACAACATCTACAGGTAGTGGTAATGTAGTGTTGTCTACCTCACCTACACTTGTCACGCCTGTGCTTGGCACACCTTCTAGCGGTACATTGTCATCTTGTACGGTTGATGGTACTGATGCAGTTGGCTTTAGAAATATCCCTATAAACAGCCAAAGCGCTGCTTACACAGCGGTACTAGCGGATTCTGGTAAGTGTATTTTTCATCCGTCAACTGACGCTAATGCTCGGACGTTTACTATCCCTGCTAACGGCTCAGTGGCTTATCCAATTGGCACAGCTATTTCTTTTGTTAATATGACTTCTCAAGTGGTAAGTATCGCAATCACAACAGACACGATGTATTTAGCTGGTACAGGCACAACAGGTACGCGCTCACTTGCTCAGTACGGTACAGCAACAGCACTTAAAATGACATCAACAACTTGGATTATTTCTGGCGCGGGGTTAACTTAATATGAGTGGGATTCATCAAAACTTTGCTTACGGGCGTTCTTTCGGGCCTCCTCCAGGTCAACAAGCCTATACAACTGCTGGCACATACTCTTGGGTTGCACCTAGTGGCGTTACCTCTGTATCTGTTGTTGCTGTTGGTGGTGGTGGTGGTGGCGGTTCCGGCGGCGGGTCAAATTATGGCACTGGTGCTGGCGGCGGTGGTTTGGGGTATAAAAACAACTTCTCCGTTATACCAGGGAATAGTTATACAGTTGTTGTAGGAGTTGCCGGAGCAATCACTGGGAATGGGGGAAATTCTTATTTTGTATCAACTGGGACAGTTAGAGGCGGCGGCGGCGGTCAAGGTTTTAACTGTTCATCGACTGCGGGTACGGGTGGTACATATACAGGCGATGGTGGCGGTAATGGTGGCGCGGGTTCGCAAGGCGGTCACAACGGCGGCGGTGGCGCGGGAGGATACTCTGGAAACGGAGGCAACGCTGGCTCTAATGGTTCTGGGGGTACGTCAGGCGCAGGTGGCGGCGGTGGTGGCGGTATGGGTCCTGGGTGTTCAAACTACGGCGGAGCCGGCGGTGGAGGAGTAGGTATTCTAGGACAAGGAAGCAACGGAATGGCGGGTATCGGGGCAGATGGCTACTATTATGGTTTTGGGGGTAGCGGCGGCAGCAACGGAGCTGGGTTAAATTACACGAACACTACAACAAGACGAGCCGGAAGTGCTGGTGGGGCGTATGGCGGCGGCGGTGGTGGTGGCTGTTACCAATCAGCATCGGGTGCAGTGGGTGGAGTAGGAGCAGTCCGTATTATATGGGGTGCTGGCAGAGCATACCCATCAACTTGTACGGCGGATAAATAATGAAACTTTATATAGAAATTGAAAACGGTTTACCAATAAACCACCCTGCTTTTGAGGACAACCTTCTACAAGCGTTTGGTGAAATACCAGCACATTGGGAAGCCTTTGTCCGTGTTGAACGACCAATACTGGCAGTTTATCAAGCACTCAATACACAAGAACCAGAATATCTATTAGTTGATGGCGTGTGGACAGACGTATGGTCGATTCGTGATATGACGACAGATGAAATAGATTCTAAACAACAGAAAGTTAAAGATAGTTGGGCATCACTACCAAACCGTGAAAACTTTACCGCATGGGTGTTTGACGAAGTGACGTGTTCATACATTCCACCTGTTTCTAGACCGGATGATGGTAAACTATATCGGTGGGATGGAACGGTGAATAACTGGGTTGAAGTGACTCCTCCTGCGATAATCTAACCTCATTGGAGAGCTTTCGTGACCGAAACACCAAACACTCAACTGGAAATGGCGTATCATTTCCCTTGCCCGATTTATTTGATTGAGCGACCAGATTTCTTAACCGCAGTTAAAGAAGTGTCAAATGAACAACTAGATGCAGCACGCAAAGAACGTGACCTAGATGAGCTTTACCCTGTTGTAATGACTGGTAACTATTATGCTGATGCACGAGTGACTGAATTTGCTAATTTTGTTGGCGCGACTGCTTGGAATATTCTCCAAGAACAAGGGTATGCAATGGAAGATAAAGTGGTGCAGTTTACTGAAATGTGGACGCAAGAGCATCACAAGCACTCGTCAATGGAGCAACACGTTCACGGGTTTGGTGTACAAATAGTTGGGTTTTATTTTTTAGAAGCACCAGAAGATAGCTCACGAGTTGTATTTCACGACCCAAGAGCGGGAAAAGTGCAAAATGACCTACCAGAACAAAACATGGCTAACGCAACGCCAGCAAGCAGAATGGTTAACTTTGAAGCAAAAGAAGGGCGTTTAATATTTTCAAATTCATGGCTCCCTCATTCGTTTACCCGTCATGCGTCAGATAAACCTATTAAATTTGTGCATTTTAATTTGACAGTCACGCAAGCACAATCTACTTGCACAATACCTGCTGCTGAAATTATATGAAATACCGCATAAGATTTAACAAATCTCGTGGTCAAGAAGGTAGAGGTTCAGTAGACCATGTTTGGCGCGTATTTGAAGATGATAAAGAATATTTGTTTAAAAACTTAGATATTCGCGTACCAGTTAAAAGCGAAAAAGAAACTGAATCAGAAGATTGGAACATTGTTTGCGAAGGCAAACTATCCATAGATAGAGAAACATCAACTGCAATTATAGGCAAATAATGGAACATTTTATTTCTTTATTATTTCTTGCAAGGGACGTTGCGCATCGTGAGCATTTGCGGACGCGTAGCTTCGCCGCGCACATAGCGCTTTACGACTTTTATCATGAGATTATCGAGCAAGCGGACGGCATTACAGAGGCGTATCAGGGCAGCTATCAGCTCCTTAAAGACCTTGAGATTATCGGCAGTAAAAATGTCGATAATATTGAAGACTTCTTAAAGAAACAAGTGACGTGGATTGATGAAAACCGCTATAAAATTTGCGGTAAAGATGACACGCCAATTCAAAACCTAATTGACGGTATTATGGAAACGTATTTTACCGTTCTTTATAAACTTAGATTCTTGAAGTGAGGTCGAGATGCCCGACGAAGCCTGCCGTTTAGCTAAAGTAGAGCAGCGCATTGACGCGCTGGAGGAAGTGTTTGAAGACAGAGGAAGAAAGCTAGACGCTATCATAGCCGCGCTTGATGAGATGAAAGCAGAGCAGTCGCGCTATAAAGGCTTTATTGGCGGTATCGTTTTTACCGTTGGCGCGTTGTTTTCGTTTCTCACATGGTGGTCGGGTAAATAATGGAATTCCTACAGTTTGCCACGGACGTGGGTTTTCCCATCGCGGCGGCTTGCGGAGGAATGTACTTTGTTTATCTGACGCAGAAATTTTTGCTTGATAGTGTCCTTGAGAAAATCAAAAGTCTAATAGGAATTATCAAGCAACTAGACCGGCGCGTTACGGCTATGTCGTGCGACATCACGAAAATTGATGAGTTGGCGTCAACAGCGCTTGATATTCCACCAGATAAAGACAGGCCTAAACCCCCTCCTGTAGAGAGGAAAGACTAATGGATGCAAATGCAATCGCTAAATACATTAACCAGTTTGGATTCCCTATCATCGCTGCTGGCGGCATGGGCTATATTGTCTATTTTGTTTGGCTTTGGGCAACAACAGTTGTAAAGCCTATTCTGCAAGAAGCCACTGACGCGCTGATTGAGCTAATCGACCAAATTCGTGTGCTAGACAATGACATGATTCGATTAACGCAAAAACTAACTACTATATTACTGCTACGGAATAAAAAATGAAAACAGGTGAACGCGGACTAAATTTAATTAAAGAGTTTGAGGGCTGTAAACTGACTGCATACCAATGCCCTGCGGGTATTTGGACGATAGGAATTGGCAGTACACATTATGGTGATGGGACGCCTATCACTAAGAATAGAACGCTACCTACAGAAAAAGCCGCTATTGCTTTGCTCGCGGCGACGATTGGGCAGTATGAAAAAGCAGTGAACGCTGTTGACGTTGAGCTAACGCAGAATGAATTTGACGCGCTAGTCTGTCTTTGCTACAACATCGGTGCGGGTAATTTTGCATCCTCAACGCTTGTTAAGATGCTAAAAGCAAAAGAACCTAAGTCTGAAATAGCGGCGCAGTTTCTGCGCTGGAACAAGGCTGGCGGTAAAGTATTAGCCGGGCTTACTCGACGCAGAAATGCAGAAGCGGAGTTGTTTTTAAGCGAGTAAATCATCACGCTCACGGTTAGCGCGGAGTATGCAGTAGCGCTGATGCAGCCGTACCAAAATAGAGCGTCTACGTTTACCGTGACGCTCTGACTCAATCATCACCTGTAATTCACCTTCTGTGTATGTATTCAAATTAAAGAAGATGTCGCGCCATGTTAAGTTGTTCATTTTAATTCCTCTAAGGCAATATCTGAAATTGCGCGTTTGTCATGCAGACTTGCAAATATGCGCTCGTCTACGGTTTTGTCTGTTAGCAGTACATAGCAATATACGGCGTTCTTTTGTCCACTACGGTGCAATCGTCCAATGGTCTGCTCATATCTATCAAGTGACCAAGGAAGCGACACGAACACCATTTTACTGCCGCCAAATTGAAGGTTAAGCCCATGCCCTGCTGACTTAGGGTGGACGAGTAGCAATTCTACTCGCCCTGCGTTCCACGATGAGATAACACCTTGCTGGTCAATTGTCCGC